TCGGGCAATGCCCAGCCTGTGCCGAGGAAGGAGGGGACAAACAACGCAACCACCTAGTCATCCAGGCAGACGGAAGGTTTGGTTGCGTTATCCACCCCGGCGCCCAAGGCAAGGCACACAGACAACGCATATTTCAGCTTATAGGAGATAAAAGCGGCAAGGGTAGGCAGCACTTGCCCGCTACACCACTAGACATATCACTGTTATGATAGTAACAAACACAACCAAACTATTGATGGAGGCACCGCACCTTGTGAAAATAGGAGTGCAGCGTGGCTGGCTGTCGTACCCCAAGGACATGGCGTTCAAGGAGGACGGCACGCCAGCCCCGGTGATGCAGGTTGAACCGGAAGTCACCGACCAGCGGCACACACCGGAGATGGCACGCAAGGCCTACGACCTGCGGGACCGCGGCCTATCGCTCAATGATGTCGCCACGGCCTGCCAAGTGCCCCGAGGCAGCGTGGTCTACCTGATCAGCAAGGGGCATGAGCTCTTCCTCGCAAGCCAACGAAAGGACATTGTACCATGAACGCAACCAAGGCAGAATCCCCGCAGATGGCAGATCCAACAGAACAACCGGCACAGACAGGCACCAGGCCGTCAATCCACTTCAGTATGTACGCCTACGGTGGCATGAGTTCCGCGTGCATCATGTCTTGGGTCGACCTAACCGCCAAATTCTCATGGTCGGACAGGCAGACCGACCTGCGCACCATCCGGGAGGATGCATTGATCAGCCGGTCCCGGTGCCGCGCCACCAAGTGGTTCATTGACTCAGGCAAGGACGTGTGGATCCAACTCGACCACGACATTGAGTTCGATGCATCCGACATTATCCACATGGCCGAGCTGGCCCATGAGCACCAGGCAACGGTCTGCATCCCCTACCCATGCCGGACAGTTCCGCCCAGGCCGGCCCTGCGCCCAAAGGCCGAGCACCTGCAGGCCCTGAAGCATCAGGTCTCTGACGCCGAATGCGCAGCGGAGCTTGTACCCATCACGATGTTCGCGTCCGGATGCCTCGCAATCCCCCGTAAATGCCTTATGGCGACGCTTGAGGCCCTGGAAGGGTCAGGAGTGCAGTACCCGTACAAAGTCGACTGGTGCGAGGATGTGCGCGTCGAGCGCTTCCCTACCTTGTGGATGCCGTTCGCAATGGAATCGAGGCCGGGTAAACTCGAGTATCTCTCTGAGGATTACGCTGCGGCAGTCCGGATGACCCTGGCAGGTGTGCAGCACTTCGCTATGAAGCCCAAAATGCAACTCAACCACTGGGGAGAGTACCCATACTCGTTCAAGCCTTATGCCGGGTGAGAAGCCAAAGAAAAGACCAAGTCTCGAGGACGTCGCCAAGGCCGCTGGAGTCAATTACCTGTACACGCAGCGAGTGCTGTCAGGTAACACCGAGATCCCCCAGGCAACGCAGGAGAAGGTCTTCAACGCAGTCAAAGAGCTTGGGTACGTCAAAACACACCACCCCGGCCAACACTTCAACAACAAGCTGACCCAAGAAAAAGCAGACGCTGTCGTCGCTGGTATCCTGGAGAACAAGTCGATTGATAAGATTGCGGAAGAGACCGGACTTGGCCCCACCACTACGTTTAAGCTGATCCGAGGAGTTAAGGTCCCGGTAGACTATCCAGAAAACGAGGAGGACTGGCGGAAAGACGTGACCGGGTTTTTGGAGGTTGCAATCTGGAAGGGCACCAAGCGACTAGCTGAATCCTCTATTAACTTGATAGATGATAGGGGCTTACCCGTAGCGGTCGCTGTGCTGACCGACAAACTCGCTGTAATTAAGGGTCAACCTACCTCAATTCACCTTGCCATGACGGCCTCAGTAAACCACCGCGACCTGATGAAGGACCTCAAAGAGCGCGATGTGACCCCTGTGAACGACGAGCAGACGCCCGACCTGGTTTAGGTAATGGCCCGAAATGTCCTACCCCTACCGCGGCAGCACCACTGAAAACCACGCTTTTAGGCCTGTTTCTGGCACTCATGCCTACAATAGCAGTTATATTCACTTGGTGACGCAAACCAGCAGCAAACCCCTGCAAACATTGATCGAAACGCACGTCAGCACCCCTCCGCCGGGCCAATGTCCTACCCCGTTACAAGGGCCACCCCGGGGGAGGGGGTCGGGCAATCCGCGGCGACGGTAAAAGTCGACGGGTTTCCCAAAGCGAAAAATATTAGGAAATGAGCCAACCACCCAACCTCTGCCTCACCTGCTCCAAGCCCTTCGAGATCATCAAGGTCCGCACCGGCTCCAAGCAAAAGCGCTTCTGCTCCGACCACTGCAACGACACCTGGTGGAACGAGCAACCGCTGCACCCTGTCATCCCCCGGGTAGACGCCCATCACCCCCGCGCACTTGAGCTCAAGCAGAAGCGCACCCAGCTCGTGCTCCTTGAAAAGGCCGACCCCTACACCTACGGCTTCATCCCGGACCACTGGGAAATCGCCAACACCGAGTTCCAGGCCACCCAAGAGCTCCTCATCTCCGGCGGCAACCGCGCCGGTAAAACCCTCTGGGCCGCCCGCCGCGTGGTTCAAACCCTCATCGAGAAGGAGAACGCATCGGTACTCTGCTGCCACACCTCTCACGCCACCTCGGTCACCGTGCAGCAACCCGCCATCTACAACTATCTCCCCGTCGCACTCCGGGCGACCAAGAAGGGCCGTATCCACTACCTGAACTACAGCCGCAAGAACGGCTTCACCGACGGCTCATTCATCCTGCCCAACGGCTCCCGCTGCGACTTCCTGAACTACACGCAATCCGAGAACACCATCGAGGGCCGCGAGGCCGACCTGATCTGGTGTGATGAGCTCGTGCCCCAGTCCTGGGTGGACACACTGCGCTACCGTCTGATCACCCGCCGCGGCAAGTTATTGGTGACACAGACTCCGCTGGAAGGTGTGGCTAGTGTGTACAAGGAATTCACTGCTGGCTCTGCTATATCGGCCTTTTATGATGCTGAGTTGCTCAAAGGCAAACAAGCGCTGCCTACGTGGCCCATAGGAAAGGCTGCTCGCACTATGGTTCAGGCTCAGACCAACCGGAGGACGGTGTTCTTCTTTAGCGAGGACAACCCGTACAACCCCTTCGACGAGATGAAGAGCAAACTCGTCACCTCGCCCATAGGCCAGATCCTGACCCGGGCCTACGGCTGGGCCTCGGACAACATCGGCAAGGCCTTCGCCCGTTTCCGCCCGGATATCCACTGCATCCCGGCCTCCAAGGTGCCACCCGGCGGCACGCTATACATGGTCTGCGACCCCGCCGGCGCCCGGAATTGGTTCTGCCTATGGCTCCTAGTCTACGAGGATGGCAAACGCATCGTGGTGCGTGAGTTCCCCGACTTCTCTAACTACGGAGAGTGGGCACTACCGTCCGAAAAACCCGACGGCAAGCTCGGTCCCGCGCAAACCCTAGACGCCGGCCGTTCCATCTCCGAGTACCGCAACCTCTTCCGCCAGATTGAGTCCGACCTCGGCTACGGCGAGCCCGTCATGCGACTGATCGACCCCAAGGCCGGAGGTTCTCCCGCGCTCTCCGAGGCCGGCGGCACGACCCTCATCGACCTCCTAGCCGAATCCGACGACCCCACCGACGATGGCATGGCCTTCATTCCCGCACCCGGCGTGCCCGTCGATCAGCGCACCAGCGCCATCAATTCACTCCTATCCTACGACGCCACCCAGCCCCTTACCGCGCTCAACGAGCCCTCCCTCTACATCACCAACGACTGCGCCAATCTTATCTACGCACTCTCCGAGCACACCGGACGCGACGGGCAGAAAGGTGCGACCAAGGATCCAATCGACTGCCTGGGGATGCTTTTAGTCTCAGGTCTTGCCTTCGTAGGCCGCGGGGGCTTTGATTGCCGCGGCGGCGGTGGATACTAAAAGAAACGATCATGCAAGGCGATTCATACAAGCAAGCAACCGACGTGATGGCACGGGTCGGCGACGAGCCCAATGTACCGGCATTAACCGAAGAACTACGGCGCTCGGCCACCGACTACGGCGTCTTCGCCCGTGTCGAAAATGTGGAGAACGTGCGCTTCTGCCGCTGGCCCGGCCAGAGTGACGATGGCAAGAAGTGGAATGATTCCAACCGTAATGCCCCGGCATTCCCCTGGGACGGTGCCTCCGACACGCGCATCCCGCTGGCCGACGAGGTGATCAACGGCCTCGTCGACCTCTGTTCCACCTCCTTCTGGCGCTCGATGCTCCGCGTGTCGCCAACCAACATCAGCCAGCTCGACCAAGCGGTCACCGCGCACAACCTGATGGACTGGACGGTCAACGCCCGGATGTACAACGACCTCACCCGCGAGGTCGAGTTGCTCTCTCAGTACCTCTGGACCTACGGCTGGGCCGGCGTCCACGTCACATGGCAGCAGGAGCTCGGACAGAAGGAGCAGCACCTGACCATGGATCAGGTCATGGCCCTCGCAGCCCAGTCTCCCGAGGGATCGGTCCTGGCCGACCTGCCCAATCTCATCGCCAACCCCGAGGCCGACGACCAATCCGCGGAGCTCCTTCTGGCTGCCTTCCCCAACCTGCGCAAGCGCCGAGCACTCAAAGCCATCCGCGAACTGCGCGAGGAGGGCGAGTGCGACTTCCCCATCCCGACCATGGTCACCAACAAGCCCATGATCGCTGCCCTCGCGCCTTGGGACGAGTTGGTGTTCCCGCCCGAGACCACCGATATTCAGTCCGCCCGAGTAGTCTTCCGCCGGTTCTACATGACGGAGGCCCAGCTCCTGAACAAGGTCGAGACCGAGGAGTGGGATGCCGAGTGGGCCCAGGAGGCCATCAACACGATGGGCCGTTTCAGCGACTACGCTGCCTTCCAGTATGGCGCCGTCGGCATTGCCGAGAACTCCATCCTCGACCGCGAGAACCTGATCGAGGTGGTCTATGCCTACCAGAAAGCAGTCGACTCAGACGGCATCCCCGGCGTGTTCTACACCGTCTTCAGCCCCCAAGTCGGCGACAAGTGGGGCTACTTTGAGGGGCTCGACTACGCGCACGGCCAGTATCCCTTCGTTATCTGGCGCTCCGAGCTCATCCACCGCCAGATCACCGAGAGCCGTGGCGTACCCGAGGTCTGTTCCACCTGGCAGCATGAGGTCAAGGCCCAGCGCGACTCCATCTTCGACTACACGTCGCTCGCCACGCTCCCGCCCATCGAGGTCCCCAAAACCCGCGGCGGAAACCTCAAGATCGGTCCCGCCATCCAGATCCCGGTGCTGCGCCGCGGCGAGATCGGCTTCCTGGCACCGCCCGCCCGCGAGCCCGGTGTAGCCTTTCAACTGATCGCGGCCATTGAGGCCCAGACCGACCGCTACTTCGGACGCCCGACCGAGAAGGTTCCGCCAGTGATCACCCAGATGCGCCAGCAGCGCCTGATCAACAACTGGCTGCATGGCTGGACCGAGGCATTCCGCCAGGTACTAGCCCTCACGCTGCAGTACATCGGCCCTGCCGAGATCCAGCGCATCACAGCCTCGGCCACCCCGCTCCCGCAGGACGTGCAGGACTTCGACGTGATGCTGAAGTTCGACGTGCGCGAGATGAGCACCGACCTCGTGACCGAGAAGCTCAAGGCCATCAGCACCCTCGTTCTGCCCCTCGACACTGCCGGCGTGATCGACCGGGCCAAGCTGATCTCCGTCGCTCTCCGGGCCATCGACCCGACCTTAGCCAGCGAACTCGTCATGCAGCAGGGCCCTGCCGCGCAGAAGATGTTCAACGAAACCAACGACGAGATCGCGCTGATGTCCCTCGGCAATCCCCCCCAACTCCGGGAGAACGACCCCACCGCGCCCATGCGCCTCCAATTCAGCCAGCAAGTGCTGCAATCCAATCCGAAATATCAGGCGCAACTGCAGCAGGACCCGCTTTTCCAAGCCAACCTGCAGAAGTACATTGAGAACCTGCAGTTCAGCGTCCAACAGCAGCAGAACGCCATCACCGGCCGCCTCGGAGTCCAATGAAACTGACCGACGAACAGCTTTCCGAGGCCCTCTCCGTGTCCGAGGAGCACCCCGTGCTCAAGGCCATGGGCCAAATCCTCGACGACACGCTGCGGGATGAGGTGCACAACGCCATCATCCCATCACTTTCTGCGGAGGACCGTGCCTATAACTCGGGCCGGGCCGCCGCAATCAAGGATCTCATCGCACAAATCAGTGCGTTAAGAAACGGGAGGGAGTTGACTTCCGGTCAATTCTAGGCTCTCACTCACACAACGGCTTCTTGGTTGGCCTTCAATAACCATGGCGCAGCATACCCGGCTTGCAGGGTCTAAAAGCATGGACATCCCGACGACACAGGAAGCGAAACCTGCCCAAAACACGGCACAGCCCCCAATCAACCCGATGCAGTTCGACGAATCGGCGTTGGCCAAGCTACTGAAGTCACGCTTCAGCGGGGAGGAAGACAAGGCGTCAGTTGTCGAGCGACAAGCGCCGGAGCCGGAATCCACTTCTGTGGACGATCAGGCCGAGGATGCGGAGCCGACCGCAGAACAAACGGACGATCAGGCCGAGTCGCCTGATCAGGAGGTTCTTTCCGAGACCGAAGAGAACAGCGACGAGGAATCGCTGGGTTACCGCAAGCGGATCGACAAGCTCACGCGCCAGAAGAAAGAGGCGCTGGAGAAGGCCGAGGCGCTCGAGCGGGAGCTCAACGACGCCAAGACCAAGCTGGAGCAGAGTGTTGATAGGCCGACCGCGGTGCAGTCCGCAGCAGACCCGTTCGCCGATGTCTGGGAAGTGTCGAAGCTCAACGATGAGTGGAGCAAGGCCCGGAATCTGAAACGGTGGTGCGAGGACAACATTGACGGCTGTGAAGTAGAGGGCAAGGAGTACAGTTCGGACGAGGTGAAGCAGATCAAGCGGCGCGTAGAAGACGCCATCGACCTGCACATCCCCAACCGTGCTCGCTTCCTGCAGAACTATCAGCAGATCAAGCCCATCGCAGAACAGCTCTACCCATGGTGGAAAGACCGTTCAGCTACCGAGTACACCGAGGCGCAGGCCGTCCTGCGGCAACTGCCGCAGATTGCCTCACTTCCGGAGTACCAGGTGCTGGTCGGTGACTTCATTGCCGGGCGCAAATTGCGTCTGGCACAGGAGTCCGCCAAGGGCAAGCCATCTGCCACCCGCCCACTAGTCAAGGCACCCAACCAGCCCGGTCGACCGACCGCAATCCCTGCAAAGAAGGATGCGGCCAAGGTCGGCCTGGATAACGCCAAGTCGCAGTTCCGAAAGTCCGGGACGACCACCGAATTAGCCCAAGTACTCAAAAGGATGCTCTAAACCATGCCCCTACTTCAGCCCAACCAGGGCGGCTCTGTGCCGCTCGCTTCCACCTCCGCCGCTCGTGAAGATCTGGCGGACTATATTGCTATTGTCGATGCCAAATCTACCCCCTTTGTGAGCCAAGCTCCCAAGGGAAAAGACATCGGAAATATGCAGTTTTCTTGGCAAGTGGATAATTACGGCGCCCCCGTGCTTGCCGGCGTTGTCGACGGCACTGATGTGACCGTTGCCAGTGCCTCCAACCCGGTGGTCAACCGGACCCGCTTGAACAACTACGGCCAGGCCTTCCGCCGCGACCTGCGCATCGGTTTCATCGCCGAGACTCAGGACGTCGCTGGTGTGACCGATGAATTAGCTAACGGCATAGCTAAAAAATTGGTTGAAATTAAACGCGATATGGAAAGTACATTTATGTGTACTAACCAAGCCGCTCAGGCCGACAACGGCACCAACCCGTACCTGACCGGCTCGCTCGGTAACTGGTTGAACAGCACCAACGCCTCCAACATCGGCGCTTGCGCTTCTGGCTCGGTGTTCCTGCCTGCCTCCGGCGCTGTCGACACCACGGCCTCCGCTTCGTTCACCGAGGCGACCGCTCAGAACGTGCTGACCGCTATCTACAGCGCCACCGGCACCTTCCGGGACTACGATTGCATCCTGGGCACCACGCTCAAGCGTGCGTTCACCAACCTCACGGCCTCGGGGACCACCGTGACGCTCAATAGCAATGCCATGGCTGCCACCTCGGTGCGCACGTTCAACCAGGATCTGTCAAGTGATACTTTTAAGGCATCCATTGATCTTTTTGAAGGGGACTTTGGCCGGCTAATTTTACATCCCACGACCTTTTTGGGGGGTAAAACCAGCACTTCGCTCACCGCCCAGGCCTTCAAGGGCTACGTGATCCCGATGGACATGGTCGAGGTTCGCTACGCCAAGCTGCCGCAGGTCAAGACCCTGCCTGACGCCGGCGGCGGCCCTGCCCGCCTCGTCGAGGCCATTGCCGGTCTCGTGGTGAAGAATCCGAGCGGCTTTGGTATGTTCAACGGCGCGAGCTAGTCTTAGTTTCAACGGGGGAGGTCCATTCCGGGCCTCCCCCTCTTTCCTTTTCTCATGGCCCACAATTCCGCATCCTCCGTCATCGCCAACGCTCTCGACGATATGCCCGGCGAACTGCGCCGCGCCGTCATCAAGGAGTTCCAATCCGGCATCCAGAAGGACTGGGTCAAGGCCGGCATTGATCAGAAGCGCATCGCCAAAGACTCCGAAAGGGAGACCCGCGCCATCGACGGAATCGGACGCCTACGGATGCGGATCGACCCCACTCTCTACCATGCCTGGGGCACCAAGTATGGGTACGATTGCTGGAAAGATTCCCAGTTTCTCAAAGAAGTAGAGCGCGATAACCCCGAAGTGCGAGTGCGCTGCGGAGCTACACGCTTGCAGGTTGGATGGACCGGTGGCACAAAACGCAGTAGTCAGAAGTTCACCCTATGAATGTCGGATCAAACCGCCAGTTGGCCGGCGAATACGGTGGCCGATATATCACCGCATCAAATGGAACCGTGACTGGCAACTGGATGGAAATCCATGCTGTCTCGGCGACCATTCTCGGATCCTGCACGTCCAACATCACCGACCTCGGTGGCGGCGTGACCATCCAGGCCGGCGACAGCATCAACGGCGTGTTTACATCCATCTCAATCTCAAGCGGCTCGCTGGTCCTATACAACCGCAAGTACGCCTGATATGCGACTCGGACTCGGCCTAGGACTCGGCATCGATCAATTCATCAGCGGAGCTGGTGGAGGCGCCGACCTGCCGATCATGCGCCGGGACCTTCTGCGCGAGGACGAGGGATTCCTCCTCCTGGAGGACGGCACTTCCAAAATCGTCATTACCTTCGGCACCTTCGACTCTTTAGACTTGGAGAACGGGGACTTCCTGCTCCAAGAGGACAACGGAAAACTCATCATTCAAGCTAACTAACAATTTATGGCAGATACAAAAATCACAGCGCTCGCCGCCATAACCACGGTCGCTCCAGCTAACGACCTGTTTGCGATTGTCGATGTCAGCGACAACTCAATGGCCGCGTCCGGAACAACCAAGAACATCACCACCAACCAGATCCTCGGAGCCGGCGGCACCGCCACCCTCGCCTCCGCAACCATCACCGGCGATCTGACGGTGGATACGAACGTGTTGAAGGTTGATTCGGCGAACAATCGGGTGGGTATTGTTAATGCCAGCCCTACTGTTCCGCTTGATGTTGTCGGAACAATTAGATCCAAGAATGTTGCCGGTGATGTCGGTGGATTGAGGATGTGGTCAGATTCGTCTGGCGATGGCAACATTTACGAATACTTCAATGGTTCATTAAAGTTTGGCGTTAATGACACGCTCGCCATGACGCTGAATTCTACGGGGCTGGGCGTGGGGGTTGCTTCTCTTACAAACTCTGAAAAGCTAAACGCTGCTGGAACCATCGTTTCTACCGGTGCTTCGCTTGGTTCGTTTGGCGTTAATCAGGGCGGATTCGATTACAATACCTCCACTCGTCAGCTTCGCGTTTTCAGCGGAACGGCTGACGCCACAGGATCTTACATCTCGTTCGTCACTGGAGTCAGTGGAACGATTAACGAGAAGATGCGGATCGACTCCTCGGGCAATGTAGGCATATCTGTTACCACATTCGGAACCTCTGCCGCTAAAGTTCTCGCTCTTGGAACCGGAACAGAGCCGACAACCGGACCCGCTGGAACTGTACAGTTGTTCACTTCCACTCGTTCTGCAAGTAACACTATTCCTGCTATTTTTACCGAGGGTTCTGGTGTCACCAACGCAGCAATCACAAATACCACTGTGACCAACAAGATTGCCATAAAGGTTAATGGAACGATCTACTATCTTCTCGCCACAACTTCTGCTGCCTAATCCCATGATTACCATCCTCTGGATCATCGAACGCCTTCTCGTCCGCAAAGTCGAAGGCACATACTCCGATGTCGTTGTTACCGCCGACTGGCGTTGCAACGGCTCGCAGGATCAGTACAGCGGCACTTGCTACGGCTCCTGCTCGTTCGCTCCGCCGAGTGGATCGTTCACGCCTTACGAAGACCTCACGCAGGATCAAGTCCTCGGCTGGTGCTACAGCAATGGCGTCGATCAAGCGGCGATTGAAGCGAACGTGACGCAGCAGATTGCCGATCAAGTGAATCCTCCGATCATCGCTCCGCCGCTGCCGTGGTTACCTCCGGTGATGATCGTGCCTCCGATGTTGCCGCAGGTGGAGCCGGTTTTGGTTGCGGAGGAGGCCGTCGTTTACGACACTGCCGCCTGATATGATCAAGATCGAACTGACCCCGCAGCAATTCAACCAGCTCTATGAACTGCTGGTCATTGGTATGAAGGCCGGCAACGTCAACAACATGAAGGTCGGACTGCCGCTCGTTGAAATCCTCGAAACCGCAGCCGCGCAACACAAACCCGAGTAACATGGACGCAACCAACCACGCAGGAACCAACGGACCGATCATCTCACTTGCAGCCGCTGCCGGGGCCACTGCGGCCTCGTTCATCCCGGTGCTGACCGATTGGGTCCGACTGGCGACTGCTGTGGTTGGTCTGATCTGTGCGCTCTACGGCGCCTACAAGCTCTTCTTCAAGAAATGAAAAACACCAAGACGACTCTCGCCGGTATCGGAGCCATCCTCGTCGCTGTCGGTGGGGCCCTTCGGGCCGCCTTCGACGGTGACCCTGCGACCAACATTGACATCGCATCGACCATTGCAGCGGTGACCGCCGGCATCGGTCTTATAATGGCCAAGGACGCCGACAAGACCGCTGCCATCGACCCCAAGGCGTGAACTGGGTCTATCAGATCCTGAAGGCTCTGCTGGACTGGATCCGAGAAACACCACCCACCGATGTGCAACATGGCAAAGCTCCCGAGGCCCTCAAGAGCGATCTGGCTGATCGCATTGCTGGCCTGCCTGGGCTGCCAGATGACCAAGGTGGTCCTGGTCCCTTCCGGTGATCCGGTGATGCTGGCCAAGCCGGTGAAGGCCAGTGTGTACGCTTTCGATGCAAACAAGAAGCTGGTGGGGCCGTCCACGGTGACGCTGCCTGCCGGCTGGTACGCACTGCCAAAATGATCAACTACAAGGGCAACAAGTTCTCGGGCTACAACAAGCCCAAGCGCACTCCCGGCGAGTCGAAGAAGTTCGCTGTCCTCGCCAAGGAAGGCGACAAGGTCGCTCTCGTGCGTTTCGGCGACCCGGACATGACGATCAAGAAGCACATCCCGGAGCGGCGTGCATCCTTCCGCGCCCGTCATGGTTGTGACGAGCCCGGAAGCAAACTGTCGGCGAAGTACTGGGCGTGCAAGGCTTGGTGATAATGTTTATGGAATTTGACGATCTAGAATCATTCAAAAACTGGTGGCTTGAAAACAGGCCAATCAACACGTTTGATGGATCAAAGCCGTGTTATCATTCAACCATAGCTGGAACCGTTCTCTATAGGCAGTATCCATATCAGGTTCAGTTGTTTATCACGCCTCCAAATACGGTAATCGACGAACACATTCATCCTAATGTTGACAGCTTCGAAGTATACATTAATGGAGACATTGTGTTTAGTTGCAATGGATATGTATTTGATTCACCAAAGATAGGTGAATCAATTCGTGTTAAAACAAATTATTGGCACGGAGGTAAGACAGGAAACATGGGAGCCACATTTCTTTCAATACAAAAGTGGCTTAACAATGTTCAACCTTCGTCAGTGGCTAATGATTGGCATGATGCGAAAAACCAGAAAAGTGGGAATGACGTAAACATCACTAGGATCGAATAGTCTTGCCAATTACATGAGAACCGTCACCTACGACTACGTCCTGCAACGCGCCTGTGAGCTTACTGGGCGCGTTTTCTCAACGCTGACGACCGAGGAGTCCAACTTCTTCCGCACGTTCATCTCCATGTCACTACGGAGCGCCTGGGAGTGCTTCGACTGGCCCGAGCAGACCGTGTATCAGCAGGAGTTCTTTGCGCCCACTTACTCCTACCAAAACACCTACAACGCCGGGGACGTGGTCTACTTCCCGGTCGAGGAGAAGTATTACCAGTGGGTCAACATCACGCCGGGTGCCGGCCAGAGCCCGACCACTAGCGGCCCCAACGGCACGCTCAACTCAATCTACTGGTCCGAGGCACAGCCTTCCTACGGTAACAATGATGGCGACTGGGGCAGCACCACCTCCTACACCATCGGTCAGATCGTGTTGTATCCGGTGACGCAGGAGCACTATCAGCTCTATGCCATTGCACCGTCCGGCACCGTCCCGACCAACACAGCCTACTGGGGAATCCTGAACAAGTTTCTGCGCAATATCTCGCAGACCAACAACCCCGACGGCACAACCCGGGCTGTCCCCATCGGTGAGACCTTCTCGGTCTGGCCAGCCGACCCTCGTGTCACCTGGCGTCAGCAGGAGGTCACGTACACGTTCACCGATGACGGTGTGCTGGTTGGGAACGACCTCCCCTACGTCTGGCTGGAATTCCGCAAGACCCCACCGCTCCTGTCCAGTGCCGCAGAGGCCACCGCCTACGCCTTCCCCTACCGCTTCTGCGAGATCTGCTCCATCAAGGCGGCCGGTCAGATGCTGCGGGTCGACGGCAAGATCGACCTGGGCAACCAGTTCCTTGAGTTAGGAGAGGTTGAACTCACCAAGGAGATCGACAAGGTGGCGCTGCAAGAGAAATATGTGCGGCAGATAATCGTGCCCTCCCGGTAATATGCCTGACCTGCCTCAAATCGGTGCAATCGACGATGGATTCGTTGGAGTGGTATCGCGCATTGACCCTGCGCTGATCCCGGCCTCCTACGTTTCCAACGCCGTCAACCGACGCTTCGAGGATCAGGTCATCAAGAACCGCTGGGGCATTGTGCAGCCCAAGTGGGGCGGCCGCTGGTCGAGCGGATCACGCATCGTCACGCTCACATCTGGATCATCGGTCGGTGTTCCTGTCTCCGGCACTCAGATCCCGGCAAACTCGCAGGTGGTTTGCGACGTGGACGCCAACACCCAGATCTTTTCCAACGGCACGCTCTGTACGCTGGACGACAACACCAACGCGACCTTCAGTACTGCGGCATTTAGCTTCGCGCCGTCGCCTGCAAACAAGACGGTTCAGTTCTACAACTCGACCGCTCCCTTTGAAGATATCCTTGGCGTCCTGCAATACCGCGACCCTGACACCGGGGCAAACGCTCTTCTGGTAGCAGTCAACGAGGAGCGCTCATCCGATGGCGGCCAGGGCAAGGTCTGGTGCATCCGGCCCAACCAGTCGCCCGTGGAAGTGTCCATGAACGGGCACGACATCTACCTGCCGGTGCGTTTGATTCAGGCCACCAACTCGGTGGTCATGCTGCGCCCCGGGAACGCTCGGTACTACTTCACCGGAGCCGACGTCAATACCGGCAACGACACTGTGACCTTGAATGTGGTGCCCGATCTGGCCACCGGAGACATCGTGAATGTCGGCCAAATTGGCAATGCTGCTCCCCTCTGGAATGCGTCACCCGGGTCTGGCCAAGGCTTTCAGCTCTACGTCAACGTGGTTAATCAGGAGGTCTCGCTGCACCTGACTCTTGCTGATGCTCGGGCCAAGACCAACTCGTTGCCACTAAACTCGGTGAACAACGCCCGCTACTACATTGAGCTGGCCAGCAACACGACCGGCTATGACTTGGCTCAGGACATCGTCAACAACCTGAACGACGGGATGCCGATCCTGATGCAGAGCACGGCAACCAACCCGTCTGCGCTCGACGCCGGTTTCAACCGCATCCCCTCCACGCTGTCGATCAATAGTTCCGACGCTACTGCGGACACTATTGCGGTCTTTAACCACAACTTCATCCCGGGCGATCAGGTCACACTGACCAACATTCAAAACGGTGGGGCCAACGTCACCAACAAGATCTACTACGTCTACCCGGTCGATAACAACACGCTGCGCCTGTTCTCGGGCACGACCGAGGAGACCGACTCGCTGAACGACGCCAACCGAGCAATCATTCAGATCACGACCACCGGCACGTCGCCTAACATCACGATCAGCGCGGTCACGATCCTCAGCCAGGGTTCCGGCTACCTCTCGGCCCCTGTGATCACGGTCTCTGGCACATCCAGCGTGGCCGCAAGCCTGACTGCAACAGTCACCAACGGAATCGTCAGCGCAGTCACCATCGTCAATGCGGGCGTCTATTCAACGACCCCCACTGCCACGGTGGCCATGCCTTCGACCCTGGTGGACATTACCACTTCCAACATCACCGGCAGTATCAAGCGCTCGAGCGCTTCCGGTTCCTCGGTGCCCCCGGGTCGCGAGGGCCTGTACTTCCAGAACCGCCTGCTGCTGCTCTACGGCAACGATTACCTGGCCGTCTCCGACGTGCTGGACCCGCTGCACTACTCGCCTATCTTGAACGAGTTCAAGCTCAACACCGGCAGCAATGACCGGGTGGTGGCCTTGTACCCGTTCAACACCACCACGTTGCTCGTCTTCAAGGAACGCTCGGTGTTGGCAGTGGAGAACCTCTACGGCGACCTTTCGACCACTCGCCTGACCGAGATTACCCGGGAGTTCGGTTGCGTCTCGCAGGCATCCATTGCAGGCACGGGCTCCGACGTCATCTTCCTGTCCCAACGCGGCATCATCAGCCTGCGCCAGACCGAGTTTGGCATCAGCCAGTCGGTGGTGGTGCCATTGTCCGACCAGATCCAGAACATCGTCGACGACATCGACCAGGCCTTCTGGAGCAACGCCTGCGGGACCTACTTCTCCAACCGCTACATCCTAAGCGTGCCGGTCGAGGGCGGTGACGGCACCAACCAACGCACGCTGGTCTACAACTTCCTGAACAAGGCCTGGGAAGGCTACTGGGAGGGCTCATTGCTCGTTCCGAAGTACTGGTCCAGAGTCATCGTTGCCGGCACCGACACGCTGTGCTGGGCCGATGAGAGCGGATTAATCCACCAGTTCGACCCGCTCGGCCTTGTGGACGCCGACCGCACTGGCGTGCTGACCCAGATCAGCACCGAGGTTCGCTTCCGCGGCTACACCGGGGAGGACAACGTCGACCACAAGCAGTGGACCGATATCCAGTTCGAGTTGGGCAACTGGAACACCCGCTATTCCATCACCGCGCAATTCGACGGCGTGAATGAGTTCTACACGGTTGCCACTGATCAGACCAAGGACCGCACGGCCTACTACACCTACGGCAGCGGCACCTACAACACGAACAACACCGGCGACAACTTCTTGGCTCCGTACCGCGAGGACTACTCGGTGACCACCCAGTTCCGCTGCGGAAACAACGGCTGGAAGGCCGGCTTGCACCAGTTCTTCAGCCACAAGGCCCGCCTGCGTAAGCACTCGGCCTCTGTGCAGCCCCTGATCACCACCGACCAGGGCTCCCTCGATATCTACAGCGCCAAGGTCATCGGCATTGCATTCCGACTCTACGGCAAGAACGACGTCTAAACCACCATGCCACTCTTCGTAAACGTCACCCCAGGCACCACGATCAGCTCAACCACCACGCTGTCGGCTTCGACGCTCAACCTCCTTGGCACGCCCACGGTCAATATCACGGGCACCATTGACGGCGGCACGCTGACTATTGGAGCCAACTCGGTAAATTCCGCAGCAATCCAAGATCTGGCGGTTACCACCGGCAAGATCGCCGACAACGCTGTCACCAACGCCAAGTTGGCGACGATGGCGGCCAACACCATCAAGGGCAACAACACCGGCAGCAGCGCGACCCCGGTCGACCTGACGGCAGCTCAAACTAAGACCCTGCTTTCGTTGGTGCCCGACGAGACAACGATTGAGACCAGCGGCACCACGATCCGCCTGAAGGACAACTCGGTCACCTCGGCCAAGCTCTCGACAGCCCCGCAGACCAGCAGCTCGACCACGCCGACCGTTAATGTCGGTACAAGCCTAACCTGGAATCTGACGCCTACCGGCAACGTGGCTGTCACGCTGACCTTCGGAGCCAACGACGATGGCAAGACCGTGCTGGTGAAGGTGAAGCAGAACGCCGGCGGCACACTGACCGCAACCTTCTCGGCTTCGGGCGGCAAGACGATGCAGTTTCAGTCCGGCAGCACACCGACACTGACAACTGGTGCCAACAAGGCCGACCTGTTTGTCTTCACCTGCATCGGGTCCAACGTCTACGGCAAGCAAATCGCCAACTTCAACGCCTGATGCACGCTGCCTGGTTCAATGAAGGAGCGCCGGTTCCTACGGGAACCACGTTTCCGATTGTCAGTTCCAACAGCTCGACGCTCGATCCCGAGAGCCTAAATGTCATCATCAACCCTGCCGTATCACTGATCACGATCTCTGATTTCTACGGCAGGCCTGTCCCTCCAACGACGACGATCAAGTTCCTTTTGACTCCGGTGCTCGGGTATATCCGAGAAATCCAAAACACCTCAGACTTCTCGACCTACACAGCACCGTTCACGGTGAATTCAGTGTTTCCAAACGCAAATTCCTACACGTTCATCTACATCGTCGCCCGTGCGTTCGACACAGTCACCGGAGCTGGCCAGCAGTGCGAGGTGTATGTCTTCCAGACTCGAGTGCAGCCTCAAGACTGAGAATGATCCCCCAGATCACAGACTACCTGCTCCGTAAGCTCCCCGACAGCTTCAAGGGCTGGACCCGTGAGGCCGTCGAGGACTACGTCATGTTTCATGCGGAGCAGGGTACGCTCAAGATCGCCACCCAGGACGACCATGTGGTCGGTGTGCTGGTAGGCTGGCGTCAGACGGGTCCGGAGCCTAAGGCCTGGGAGTGGCAGCATTCCGACCCCAATGGCGACCACTGGTACTGGCATCAATTCGCCGCGGATTGCGCGGTATTCGCCATGGCAGTGGCGGCTAAGTTCTTCCATGACCGACCGGAGGCTGCAATCCTCCCGGCTATCGGCTATCGCAACGGCAAACTGACCACCTACAAGAAAGGCTCAATGCCGATCTTCAAGGTGGCGGACAAAAAATATGGCATCAGTTGAGGCACCAGCACCACGAAACTACGCTCAGGAAACTGCTGATACACTGCGTACCCAGCTTGAGCTGGCGCCGCAGAGGTATGCAGCAGAGGCTCAGTTTGCGCCAAAATACCAGGCGCTGACTATTGACCTCCTGAAGAAGGCAACACCTGATCTGCTGCAGCTCTACAAGGAGCAGATTGCCCCGACGATGGGTGAGGTCGAGGCGGCCGCCCGTAGCCGTTCCAGATATGGAGATATTACTGATATTTCAATCCTCGGACCTCAAGCCCGTGCCGCCATCCAAGGCTTTGCCCCGGAGCAGACCCGCATTGCCGACATCCTTGGCCAGAACGCGACCTCCAATCTCCTTGCCGGCTCCCGGCTAACACCCGAGCAGCAGCGGATGGCGCAGCAGCAGGCTCGTATAGCCTCGTCCGCCCGCGGTATGGCCCAGGGCCCGAATGCCGCGCTGCAAGAAGCCCTGCGCTCCCAGATGATCGGTGCCGGCCTCCAACAACAGCGCCAGCAGCAGGCCATGGGCGCACTGCAGGCCGGCCAGGGCGTGTATGGAGACGTGTTCCAGCAGGTCTTGGGACGGCCTTCGCAGGCCTTTGCAGGATCTCAGGGATTCGTAGGCCAGGCCTCGGGCTTCAACCCCGGCCAGCTCTTCAACCCAGAGAGCGCCTACGCATCCAACATCTACGCAGGCAACCAGCAGTCCATTGGCGCTGCCCGGGCTGCCGGTGCATCCGCTACATCCGGCCTGATCGGTGGCGGCCTCGGTGCTTTGGGAAGCATTGGTGGAGGATTGTTTAGTGGTGCCGGATCTGCCGGCGGTTTCGGGAAACTCTTCGGAGGCTAATCTATGGCGACTTACGGCTATTCAGCAGGCTACCAAGGTGGAGGACCACAGGCCGTTCCTTCCGGCTACATCGAGGCCTACTCGCAGGCCGGGCGCAACATCGGCCAGGGTATCCAGCAGATCGGCAATGCCATCGGCGAATCCCTGCAGCGTTATGGCCAGAACAAGGCTGAGAACGAGTTCCTGACGTCACGCCTTGAGTCGCTGGCCCCGTATCTGAACACCGTTGCCCAGAGCGGCAACATCATGGACAAGAACACGCCAGAGTCGAAGCTGCTCGGCGACATCGAGAAGTTCTCGTCGATGTCCATCCCGCAGAAGAAGGCCACACTGCTCAATGCGGAGTTCTATCTGGATCGGGCTGACAAGGCCAAGGCGCGTGAGTTGCAGGATCTTCAGACTCAGCAGATCAAGAACCAGATTACCACCCAGCAGCAGCTCGGTGAGCTGATGCGCTACGGCATGACGATGCCGACCACGCAGACCGTCACCGAGCCGACCACCGAGATGCTGCAGCCGGTTGGTCCGGTGCAACCAGCTACTATGCCGCCTACGGCTCCTGTATTCGACCAGCAGGGCTATATGCAGGCACTGGAGCGCTATCGCCAACAGTCCAGTGTTGCACCTAGCGACACACAAGCCATCCAAGCCCAGTTGGCAAAACTTCAACCAATGTTGGTCGAGCGCCCACAGCAGTTCCGCATTCCATCGCTTCAAGGTGGCATTGGCGGAGGAATGGGCGTGTCGATGGCGACCATCACAGAAAACCCAAAACAAGCCGTTGGACGCATTCTGGATGCCCAAAGGCAACAACAAGTGCTTCAAGCGCAGCTTCAGCGTGCTCAGGCTCCACAGCCGACCATGCCGACGCGGGAGCAGTTTACTACACAGCCTGCAGCTCAACAGCCTGCAGCACAGTTCCTGCCTCCAATTGAGGTGCAAGGCCAGACCACTCGCACCGAGGCTGTGCCTTACGAAAACTTGCGCAGGAATATCGCTCAGTACGCTGCCCAGCAGGGTATGCGACCAGAGGTGTTTGCCGGTCTTGATCGCGTGCTTGAGATTGCTGGACAACAGAAACCCATCCAAATCGACACCCAGACCCTGCCCGGTGGCATCACCGTGGTGCGTGCTGACGGCAAGGTCGACATTCTGCCTGCGCCCAAGATGGTCGAGGGCAAACCGTTGACTGAAGCGCAAGGCAAGTCAGCAGCATTTGCTGCCGGCATGAAATTGAACAACGAGACGATCAATAGCGTTTTCAAGTCTGGATACTCTCCAAGGTCTTTGACTGAATTCGGATTCATGCCTGAACGGTTGAAGACCGATTCTCGCAAGTCATACGAGGCAGCGCGTGACGCTTGGATTGAAAACTTCCTTAGAGATCGCTCTGGCGCTGTTATTTCACCGGATGAATACCCAGCGGCTGAAAAGCAGTATTTCCCAATTGCTGGAGACAGCGAAAAAGTGGTGAAGCAAAAAGAACTGATGCGTATTGATGCCATGAACAATACGATGAAAAAAGCTGGTCAAAACGCTGATGATTACGTGAACCAAATCAGCAGCGGTGGTCAGACACGCTCACCACTGCTGTCTGACCCCCGTGTTGCCGCTATCCGAGCACGTCAGGCTTCAGGAGCCATCACCAAGCAGCAAGCCGTTCAACAAATCGAATCCCTCAAATGACCCTATCCAAAGCAGACATCGACTTGTTGTTCGGTCCAGAACCAGCAGACAGCGTCGAGAGCCTGCTGGATGCTCCGATCACCGGGGAGGACATCTCGCTGGCAATGCAGGACCCTGCTTTTACGCCAACTCAGGAAGACTACCTGAAGTACGAGGAGTACTCCAAAAACAAGCAGACCGACTGGATCAACACCGCCGCTCAAGCCGCAGATGCTGCCATTGGAATGATCAGTGGCGCGGTTTCTCAAGGCGCTCAAGGCGCTGCAGCAAACCCACTGAACTACCTAGAGGGATTTGCTCAAGGCACTCGCCAGCTTTACGGGCTTGCTGCTCAGTCTCAGGATCCATCGTCAGCACTCTTTAAGTTCAAGGATCTTGTTGCCGGCACCGGCACACCGGAATCGCGCTACCAGCAGTTCCTTGATGCCCGAGACTTCGCCAATACCACCGCCCGACTGGAACGCGGTGAAGAAGGTATCGTTGTTCCGCCTGAGTACACCAATCCGGAGTACGTGCAGGGAGTCTCAATGATTCTCGACCCAACGCTGTTTGTACCCGGCGTTGGTGAAATCCTTGGAACAGGCAAACTCGCCACCCGTGCTGTCGGCAAAGGCGCTCAACTCACCGGACGTGCTGTTGCTGGCGCTGCAAGGCCTCTTGAGCGCTTCGCAGGTGCTGCCGAGCGTATGACAGCGGAAGCGCTTGGAATGACGCCAGAAGCGCTTCGCACCGCTGCTTCCACCGCCGGCATTGCAGGTGCCCTCGGTATTGCACCCGAGGCTGCTGCCTTTGCTGCAATCCCTGCCGGCATCCGTACCGCACGCGAGGCCGGCGAGGCCCTGACCCGTGCCGGCGAGAACCTGATGACCCAGCCCTCCCGCATTGGTCCTTTGGAGGCTATCGGCGCTGCACCGGGGGCTAACCTGCGCCAGCGTATGCTCGGTGTGGTCGGGCAGTACGGCGGTGACGCTGCACTGGATGCCTCACTCAGGGGGCTTGCCGGAGGTATTGAAGGTGGAGTGATTGGTACAGGCTTGGGCTATTTGTCCGGAGGCGAAGAGGGGGCCGCTGCAGGCCTAGGCGCTGGTGTTGTGCAGGGCGCTGCCGGTGCTATCGGTGGCCGTGCCTACCAGAAGCTCACTGGCAAAGCTGCCGCGGAAGCCCGTGCTGGCGACCTCGGGCGATTCATCGACGCCCAGCAGGATCCGACGACCAAGGCGCTGTTTCAACAGTTGCGTGATAAGCACGGCGTGGATGCGGCATCCAGCCTGATGGACTTGCAGGGCCTTGTCCGCGGCAAGTTCGGAGACGTCGAGGTGGAGTATCTTTCCAGCGAAGACTTCGCCAAGCGCTACAAAATCAACGCCCGGGGCGTGCAGGTTGAGAACAAAGGTGGCCGGCCTGCGGTGGTTATCAACGCCGACATCATCGGCAAAGGAACCGGCGACGGCCCGCTCTACACGCTCGGCCATGAGCTATTCCACGCTCTTGAGAAGAGCACTCAGCTCGAGGCCGGCGCCACCGAGATCAAGAACGCTCTGGTGGGTCGATGGATTCAGGAAGGCGACACCATCCGCAAGCTGGCCGATGGCGCTTTCAATGACGCCGAGATCGAGGCCCGTTTCAATCAGTACCGAGACAAGCTGGGTGCTGGCAATGCCTCCATGGCAGACGAGCTCGCTCAGTACGACACCATCAACAAGAAGGCCGACTATGTGGCCTCGGAGCTCGCAGCAGAGCACTTTGCAGGACTCTTGGCCGGTCAGAAGCCCGATGCATTGCTCAAGGGATTCACGGGCCTGACAAGGCAGCTCGTCGACCTAGCGCTGACTCAGAACGCCAGCCGGGCCTTGGCCGATGCCGCAGCGACTATTGAGCGCACTTTCGGAGTCAAGCCCACCGATTCTGTCCTCTTCCCGGATCTAAAGCAGGCCTCGCCCCAGGTTAACGCCATGCTGCGCGACTTGTTGCGTGCTCGGCGCAAGCTGGATGAGAAGATTAAAATCCAAGGTGAACAGACCAAGGTAGTCCTCAAGCCTGAGGATGTTTCCAACCCGCTGGCGGCTAAGCAATTGGTCGAACTTGGTTTAGCTGAACAGATGCCCGACGGCACGATCCGGTCAATGTCCAGCGAAGAGGTAGTGGCCCGAGAGGACAAGGACCGTGAAAGCCTTCGAGCCATCATTGAGAACACACCGGGCACTGCCCGCATGGTTGATGGCGTTGCTCAAGGTCGCTTGAGCCCGGAGCAGTTGTCTGCCATCGAGCAGTCCCAAACAGTCAGCAGCCGGATGAAGGATAAGATCCGGGCCGCGAACGCTGCAATGGACGCTGGCAACAGCCTCAACATCACCTACAGCGCAGCGCTCAAGAAGATCATCAACCGGCTGACTGGTAAAAAGGTCAACAGGTATAGCAGCGGCATCCGCCTCACTGACCGTGACGTGCTTCCGTATGCGTTCTACTTCTCGAAAGCGGATCATCCGCTGATCAAGGCCATCGACATCAGCTATGTGCGGGATGCCATCCTGAAGGACACAGCCTCCAACGGTAGTGTGGGCAAGGGCCTTTGGGACAACGTCGACGGGTTCATGGGCGACCTGGCGAAGTACTTTACCAACCTCGACCAAAAGGAGGGCGCCCGCCGGTCTGCCGAGATCTTTGGATTGGAGAAGGCCAAGTACCTTGGGGACTTCATCAACCAGAGTGAAAAGTTTGTCCGCGACTTCCGCTTGGACCGTATTGGTTCAATAGCTCCATCCGGTTTCCGCGCACGCTTCTCGGAGGAAGCCTACCAGCTCTCGAAGCAGCGCTGGATGCCTGCCGAGACCATCGGCGACAAGTCGGTCATCAACTCCGACGAAGGCTACCGCATCATCAGCGGTGCCAAGCACAAGCTCTACAGCCCCGATGGTAAACTCATCGGAATCTACGACACCCAAACCCAAGCAGAAAGGAAAGCAGATGCCACTCAAGCAAGGCTACAGCCAGAAATCGATCAGCAGCAACGTGTCCCGCGAAATGAAGTCGGGCAAACCGCAGAAGCAGGCCGTGGCAATCGCGCTCTCGGTCGCACGCAAGGCCGAGAAGAAGGCCGGCAAGAACTCGGGACGGTTCGACAAGCGGGGGATGTGAGGTTCATGCCAGACCAGCAGGGCTTCTACAGCAAGCTGGAAGAGGTTGTCACAGCGAAGCTGCCCAAGATTGCTTCGCCTCAACAGGTGCTTGCCTCCGTTGATCCTGCGAAGGGAAGCGGCGTAAAACCCGAAGAACTCAAGTGGACTGGGTTTGCGCAGGCAGTTGAGCGCATTGCCAAGGAGAACGGAGGAAAGGTTCCCAAGGAACAACTGATGCAGCACTTAAAGAGTGAAGGTGCTGTGCGGTTCAAAGAGGTCACCACTGAAATCAAAGGCAAGACGATCACTCAGGAAGAGGTCGACCGCCTTGAGCGCAGAGCCCAGCGAACGCAATCAAACGCTGACTGGTCTGCCTACGAAGACGCAGTGCTGCGCTTTGAAAGCCAAGAGCTTGGAACCGAAGCGCAGTATTCAAGGTATCAGTTGCCGGGAGGTGAGAACTACCGCGAGGTGGTGCTGACCTCTGACAATGCGAGTCCGTACACGTCGACTCATTTCAGAGACATTCCAAACTACGTTGCCCATATGCGGGTCAACGAGCGTGCAGACAACAGTGGAAAGCCGGGTCTATTCATTGAGGAGATCCAGTCTGACCGCCATCAACAGGCGCGTGAAAAGGGATATCTTGAGGATCAAGGAACTGATTGGTCGAAGGTTCCAGTGTATCAGTACCGTGATCTGGTGGCTAAAGGCGAGTTCCCTAGCGTCATGCACATTGAGGTCAAAGACGGTCTGTACCGGCTTGTGGCTCCTGATGGCGGTGTGCACCACGTTGAAGGATCGCTTGAGAAGCTGAAGAAGAACTACGATTCAAGAATCGCCAAAGGCATTGCAGACGCACCGTTCCGAAAAGACTGGTCGCTGCAGATGTTCAAGCGTGCGCTGCGCGATGCTGTCGCTTCTGGAAAGGAATGGATTGGGTGGACTACTGGAGAGACTCAGGTAGAACGGTTCGACCTTAGCAAACAGGTTGATTACATTGATTATCGTCGAGTCGGACCCGACAAATATGATGTTTCGGTTGTTGGCAAAAATGGAACCGACTTGTTTTCTGAAACGGGCATAGATCAAAGCCGCGTATCTGATGCCGTCGGAAAAGAGATCGCCGACAAAATAGCCAAAGGAGAAGGTCAGCCTGGTGGAGGCAGGATGACATTGCGTGGTCTTGATCTCAAGGTCGGCGGCGAAGGCATGAAGGGTTTCTACGACAAGATCCTTCCCACTGAGATACAGAAGTACGTCAAACAGTGGGGGGCTAATGTGGAGAAATCCAATGTTCCAGAGGCTAATGTTTGGCGCGTTGATATTACGCCAGAAATGCGTAAGTCGGTGAGTGAATCAGGTCAGCCTCGCTTCATGCCTGCCGGCGACATGGCTACTGGCCGTAGCGTCAAGGACCACCGCGAGGCCATGGACCTGTTTGAGAAGGGCTACAGGCTCTACGGTGCGCTCTACGACGGCATGGAGGATCCCATCCGGCTGAAGAAGGTTTCCGAGATCGAGCGGTTCGATCCGGAGAACCTGTGGGCGGTGCCATCCAAGAAGATCGCCGCGGCAATCAGCGTGCGGAATATGCCGGCTGACTTGATGCCACAGCCCGACTCAGCCATGCCCGGGGCCTACAGCTTCACCGGCGGCTACCGTGCCCTCCCAGGCAAGGCCAAAGGCTCCCTCCGCCTCTACGGCCCTGCCAGCAGCCTGATCGGCATCGCGGCCAGCATTGACGAGGCCCAACGCATCATCCGCAAGAAGGCCAAGCAATGAGCTACGATTCACAGACCAGCACGATCCTGATCAACAAGCTCAGGAAGGACGTCGATGCCTTGGTGCTGCGTATTGCGACCCTGCAGGACCAGAAGGCGACTGGGGTCGACGGCGGTGCCTCGGTGGCAAACACTTGGACCACCCGCACGCTGAATGCGATCCACAGCGACCCGTATGGCATCATTACGAGCCTGAGCAACAACCAGTTCACGGTTGAGGCTGGCGAGTACCAGATCCGCGTTATCAGCCCGTTCCACAGCACCACGGGCACGCGCACCCGCATCTGGGACGTCACCAACAACGTGCTGGTTGGCTACTCGGTCAGCACCTACGTCTACAACCAGACCAACGTCTACCTCTACCAGACCGAGCGCATCCAGCCGCACAAGACCAACACCTACCGGCTCGACTACTACACCCAGCAGGCGAAAAATACAGATGGGCTTGGCGTTGCTACGAATACCGGCGACATTGAGATCTACACCATTCTGGATGTGGTCGATCTCCATATCGCCCATCGGTAAATCTGCATGAAACATACCTTCCCGTGCGTCGAATCAATGCGGCGCGTGAACCTCTCCAACGGTCGAGTGGTGCGCGTCTGGCGCGACCGCACCAAGGAGAACCTGTCGGCCTCCTACGACGACGCGGACATCGTGTCGACCTGCATCGCCAATGCCACCAACGACACGCAGCTCCTGGCCGCACTGGCCAAATTGAAGGGCGTGAACGCTGTCGAACTGGTCGACGCCAATGGCCAGGGCACGGTGGTCTACACCGCCTGGCCATGACCTACCGCAACCGGTCCAACCCGGCCATTGAGGTCGAGGTGCTGCATCCCGAGGCCGAGCTCAGGTTGGCCGAGACCAAACGTCAGGCAATCGTCTATCGGCGCCTGTCGACAGGCACGATTCACATCAGACCGAGGGCCGAGTTCTTCCTGAAGTTCGCTGCGTCTGTAGAAAAGTGACCCCTGTTTTACCCCTGCAAACATTGGGTTTTCTTTGAAATCTACAGAAAAACGGTTTTCTCTGTAGACGGTGTTCTGATCCTCGTCCATATTGATCCCGTCAACGAGATCAACACCATGAGCAAGCAAAACAAACTCTCCAAGATCACCGAGGCGGTCTACAACTTCCCCAAGGCCGGACTGAGCAAGTTCCAAGCTGCTGAGGTTGCAGCCAACCTGCTGGCCAAGCACAACTGGGTTTACGAGCAAGCTGTCAAAGACGCTGCTGCCCCGTACATCGTCTCGGGCCGTCCGGTTTGGCCCTGATTACTTTAGGGCATGGCGGTGCCCATCAAACCGCCCATCCCGCCGGTGAGGAATACGGAGCACAGGGGCGCGACTGGTCAACGCGCACAACTCTCCAAACCATGAAAGACAATTTCAATCCAGATGGGTCTGAATTGATCTATCGAGATCTTCATGTAATTGAAAACACCAAAGGAACTGACTGGTGGTATGTGGCGGCATTTGATGAGCCCAAAGACGATATGCCAATATTTATGATGAAAGCGAACGGATCTAAAAGCGCTATTCGTAAAGCAGAGAAGTACATCGTGCAAAAGCTAAAACGACATCCATATCAACTCTCTGCATTTCAGTTCGACTACCTGCAGGAACTTGCAAAGAAACCATGACCACTATCTCCAACCTCATCTCGGCCCTGATCATCGTAGAGTCCTCGGGCAACGATCTAGCCATCGGCGACAACGGACGCGCCCTAGGCCCTCTACAGATCCACCGCGGCGTGGTGCAGGACGTGAACAGGATCACCGGGAGCCACTACCGGCACCAGGACATGACCAACAGGGTGGCGGCCCGTGCAGTCTGCGAGGCTTACCTGAAGCATTACGGCAAGGGCTGCACGACTGAACAGCTCGCCCGCAAGTGGAACGGTGGCGGTCCTGCAGGCGACCGCAAATCTGCCACAGAGGCCTACTGGAACAAGGTGAAGAAGCATCTCAAATGACCAAAACTAAAACCATCCTTATCGACATGGACACTCACAAGAAGCTGAAGGCGCATTGCCTTGCTGCCGGCCTGAAGATTCAGGCGGTGGCAGACAAGGCCATCATGGCTTGGCTACGAAAGGCAGAGAAGTGAAACGCATTCTAGCAATCGACCCCGGACTGTCCGGAGGCATCGCGCACTATGCTAACAACCGGGTCACCCTGGAGCCAATGCCAGACACAGACGGCGATGTGCGTGAGGTGATGATCAACTATTTGAGCCAGAGCGATGTGGTCTACATTGAGAAGGTGGGCGGGTACATCGGAGGCAAGGGAGCACCGGGTTCCTCGATGTTCAACTTTGGGCGCAACGTAGGGTTCCTGCATGGACTCATTGCCTCAATGCTCACCCGCTGCATCGAGGTGCCGCCACAGCGCTGGCAGAAGACGATTGGGGCTGGCACCAGCAAGACGCACGGAAAGGGCTGGAAGGCCCACCTAAAGCAATTGGCGCAGCAGCGTCAGCCGAGCATCCACATCACACTGAAGACTGCCGACGCTGTGTTAATCCTTGAGCACGCCATGATTGCGGAGGGACTGAAATGATCAGCGACACCCCAATATCAGACTCAACACCGCACAACGTGGCAGACCTCGGTATGCTGTGCAGGAGGCTGGAGCGCGAACTCACCGCGGCTCAGCAGCGCATCAAGCGGCTGGAGAAGGCTGGGGACTCCCTAGCCAATACCCAGACCTACGACCTGTTGGAAACCGTCAACTGGCGCAAAGCCAAGGAGGCCAAGCCGTGAACCCGCAATACGAAATCTATGAGCTTCAGTGCAAGGCAATCGGAGACATGGCGAAGGACAACCAAGCTCTCAAGCAGCACGTTTCTGAGCTTGAAAACCGTCTCCGCGCTCTGTGGGACAAGCTCGAAGGCGAGCGCAAGTATTACATGGAGCATCTCCAGTTGAATGAAGAACTCATTTCTGAAATTGAGCGGGAGAACGAGCGGCTAAAGGAACAGAACAAACGACAGAACGAAGCGATTGATTCGCTGCGTGAAATGTATGCGAAGGAGGCCAAGCTGTGAGCATTGAAGAGCGCATCCTCAATATCGGCGAACAACCAATTCAAATTTGGTGGCAAGACAAACGAGAACTCCGCGCAATCGCCCTCGATGTCCGCAAGCTGGAGGATCGGATTAAACAGTTGGAGCAGGAGAACGACGCAATGCGAGCGGATCTGTTGTTGTGGGAAGAGAAGGAGGCCAAGCCGTGAGTGACGAACTATTGAACAAACTATTGGAATACATCGACGCAGCAATTGATGAAAAATCTGAAGACGCCAGACAATCTGATGGTGGTTTGATTGAACGGCTTAGAAAATTGCGCGTAAGGGATGAACTGTTTGACATGGTAAACAAGGAGGCGAAATGAGCGATCATATTCCTGACCTCACGAAAATGATCAGTAAAACCCCGCGCACAGACCGACAGCCGGTTGTCACCGTGGCGTTCCAGCACTTCGTGAAGGCTGGCTTCGCCCGTCAGCTAGAGAGGCAACTGGCTGGAGCGAACAA